AGATAAAGTTTTAAATAAGCGTTATAAAGAAAGATATGGGATAACGCTAAATGAATATGAAGAAATGTTGTCTAAGCAAGATGGCAAGTGTGTTATTTGCTTGGTAGATGGAAAAGCAACAAAACAAAAGAAGTTAGTTGTAGACCATAATCACAGCACAGGATCAATTAGAGGGCTTTTATGCCATAGTTGTAATTGTGGATTAGGTCTATTTAAGGATAGAGAAGAACTTTTAAACAAAGCAATTAACTATCTAAGAGGTTAAATGGTAGTAGTTCAGTTAAAGAACTTACAAGCACAATGGGATAGTCTGGAAGAAAAAGATATATTTTTAAGTCAGTTATACCCATACTTACTAGAATTAGCAGATGATCTGAATACAGACGATATACAGTTCATCGGCAACATACCAACACTACACTAATGGCTCATCAACAACAATTTGACTTTGTTAAGACAGTTGGGGACAAGTTCCCAGAGTCATTTAATAAGGCTAAAGTATTAGAGGTCGGTAGCTTAGACATCAATGGCTCGGTAAGACAGTTCTTTACAGACTGCGACTATCTAGGCATAGATGTAGGGGAAGGCAATGGAGTAGACCTAGTATGCCAAGGGCAAGAGTTCCAAGGCAAAGCCAATAGTTTTGATACAGCCATATCCTGCGAGTGTTTTGAGCATAATCCTTACTGGATACCGACATTCGAGAATATGCACAGGGTAGTAAAACAAGGTGGATTAGTAGTCATGTCATGCGCCACTACTGGCAGACCAGAGCATGGGACAAGAGCAACAAGTCCAGAAGATGCTCCTTTGGTAGAGTGGGATTACTACAAGAACCTGACAGAAGCAGATTTTAAGGAAAAGTTTGATTTAGATAAGATGTTCTCAAAGTATGAGTTCTCTACAAACAGTCAGACTCATGATCTATATTTTTATGGGGTAAAGAAATAATGGCATTGTTAGATGACATCCGCAAAAGCGAGTACCTATCACTCTTGGGTGATAAGTTACAAGGCTTGTTAGATGTTCCTACAAGCGCAGCCAGATTTATGGTTAATCCTACTGCTGTCATTGATTCTTTGACTGGCAAGACAGCAATGCCAAAAGAAATGGGTTTTGCTGAAGGTGCTTCTGGTTTACCACAGAGAGAAAATTTAACTGTATTAGATCCTAGAAATAGGGCTTATATGGAAGGCTACCAGACTGGTGAGCCATTTAGCTATGCTGCTATGGCAAGCCCACTTGTAAGCTCTGGTGCAACAAAGTTAAGCGATAAGTTAGTGCAAGCCATTACTGGCAACCCAATGGCTACTGGATCTAAAGTCATTGATTATGCAAGTATGCCTTTTGGTAATGCAATTTATTTGCCAAATATGCCATCTAAACCAAACCCATTAGTTGGTACAAGGTTTGAAAGAGAATATATGGGTGGCTTGGCTGAGAAGAATCCAGTAAATATTGAAAATCTTAAAGGATCTAGTGTAATGCTGATGCCTTGGGATAGCACAAGCAGAAATATAAAAATTAAAGGTATTTCTGATGAGCAACTTGCAAGAGATGTTATTACTCATGGCGGTCAAGATTATGCTAGAGACCTAAAGCATATCGAGCAAGGTGTTGGTGGTGCATCTAACCTAGATATTGCAAAAAGAATTAGAGATAGAGATTTAATTGCTAGACAGGAAAACCTAGAGGCTGGTGGTACAGGTAATATTATTCATTTGCCTACCACTATGGGGTCTGGCGCAGAAAACTTCTCTGTCATGCCAACTGAGGTTTATCTTGGGTTAATAGACTCAAGAAATCCAAGTAAGGCTTTTATTAAAGATGTAGATCAAAGTATTCGAGAGTTTAAGATTGCTAAAGGTGTTGGTGATAAACGAGTAATCACTCAGCCATTTAAGAACTTCAAGGGTGTTATGACCGAAGAAGGTCGTATGCAGCTCTATACTGGAGAAGGAATAGACTCAACAGCAGGAGAGCTAAGAAAGGCTTTTGCTGACAGGATGGGGTTAAAGTCTAACCAAGAATACCTTAAATATAATCTAGAAGATTTAACTAATGCAATTACAGATCCTGCATTGTTAGGTGTACCTAAAGGCTATGTTGGAAATACTGTTCTTATGACAGACAAAACTGGTATGCACTTAAGACCATCTGTAAACCCAACATACTCAACAGATTTTACTGCAAACTATCAGGGTACTTTAGGTCAAAGTGTCCCAGCAGAAGTATTGATGCCAAAGACATTCGGTCTACTTACAGACGAGTTTGCTGGCAAAAAAGGAAGCATCAGAAATATGGCTTTAGGCGCATTAGAGAAGCGAAAAGCTGGTGTTTCTGAAATGATTGATGACCAAGTAATAGACAACTATTACAAGTATCTAGACAGCCAGAGAAAATTAGGACTCTTGGACTGATAGAAGCTGAGACTGTAGCAACCTTATAGAATCCTCTAGGAAGGCTACAAATTCATCTTCATTCGCTTTGAGTAACTCATCATTGAAGTCAATGTCTAGATTAGATTGAGACTTTTGAGTAAGAATTAGTTGTTTCATATAAACTCCATTAAACCTGTGAGCTTATAGTGTAACATTGTGCAAAAGAAAAATCTGTTGTATATTTGCAACATCATCAACCAATAACCGTTTGGATTGGAATGGAAAACAGTAGCGAAAACAACAATTTAAAAATCGAATCGAATGGTTCGAAGGGTGGACAGCCGAACAATACAAATGCCAAGAAGGGCAGATTGTTCTTTGACCAGTTAAGGAAAGAGCTAGTTCAAGAGGATGCAATCAAACTCAGAAAGATTGCTCAGAAACTAGTAGAGGCTGCTCAAGATGGAGAGCCTTGGGCTGTAAAAGAAATCATGGATCGAGTAGATGGTAAAGCTATTCAAGTTACAGAGATGTCTGGCTTGGATGGTGGAGCAATCGAGACAGTAACTAGCATCAATATCAATTTAAAGAAGCCTGAATGAGTGAACTCAATCTAGAGTTACCAGAGAAGATGAGCTTCTTGTTTGAGCCACACAGATACAAGGTGGCTTATGGTGGTAGAGGTTCAGGTAAGTCTTGGGGTGCTGCCATAGCTTTATTAGCTTTAGGCGCACAAAAGCCATTAAGAATACTATGCGCTCGAGAGTTTCAGAACTCTATTAGCGACTCAGTTCATGCCCTGTTAGCAGACCAGATTAGAAAGATGAATCTAGAGTCATTCTATGAGGTGCAGAACACAGCAATTTATGGCAAGAATGGAACAGAGTTCTTGTTCGCAGGTCTAAAGCACAATGTCACAAAGATTAAGTCTTTTGAGGGTGTTGATGTCTGTTGGGTAGAAGAAGCACAGACTACTTCTAAGTCTAGTTGGGATGTATTGATTCCCACAATCCGTAAAGAAGGCTCAGAGATATGGATTACTTTCAACCCTGAGTTAGATACAGACGAGACTTACAAGCGGTTTGTAGTATTACCACCGAGCAATGCCAAAATAGTTAAGGTTAATTATTCTGACAATCCTTGGTTTCCATCAGTCCTAAGAGATGAGATGGAAGATTTAAAGGCTAGGGATGTGGATGCCTACCTCAATGTCTGGGAAGGTAATACAAGACAGGTCTTAGATGGCGCAGTCTATGCCAATGAGCTAAGAAAGGCTCAAGAAGAAAACAGAATTAAGGATGTGCAAGTAGACACTTCTATTCCAGTATCAACCTTCTGGGACTTAGGCTGGTCTGATATGACATCCATTTGGTTTGTGCAGACAGTATCAGGTGGTGAAGTAAGAATCATAGACTTCTACCAGAACTGTCAGAAAACCATTGACCATTATGTCCAAGTGCTTCAGAATAAGGGGTATACCTACAGGGATCATTGGTTACCCCATGATGCAGAACACAAGAATATGACAGGTCGAAGCACTAAAGAGATTATTGAAGGCATGGGATTGCCAGTTAGGATAACTCCTAAACTGTCCATTGCCGATGGTATTAACTCTGCTCGTATGCTAATGAACAGATGCTACTTTGACCAGAATAGATGTGCAGAGGGTCTACAAGCATTGCGACATTATCGGTATGATGTAAACCCTGATACTAAGATGTTTAGTGATAA